CTGGAATGTTGTTGTTTACTTCTAGTATCTTTCGACATTGTTTATGCCTCCTTCCGGAAAGTTTTGAATATGTTTCATAATGTTTGGTAGAACTTTTAGGATCTCCATAAGGTGCCTATTGTCTGAAAGGAGGACGGTGCTCACCAACACCGATCTAGCCAAGGCCAGATGAAAAAAGCAATAGGCACCCAAGGGAGGCCCTAATTTTTCCCCCGGAGTTTTTTTTGAGAGCCCGCGATTTGAGAGGGGGGGTATTTTTTTCGAGGATACCCCCCACACCTCTTAATCTCCAAAAACTATTATTTTTTTATAAATTCCAAGAACATTTAATCTACAAATCTCATCAACAGCTTGTTCGATTGCCTGGAGATAGTCCAAATCTGATAGTTCATCTGAAACTTTGGCAATTCTTGCTAAGTACTCAGAGGAATAGTAACCTTGATCTTCATCGAAACGTTTCCATTCATCCCATTGAACTGAAGGATCAAATGGATTGTCCAATGTTGTTAGGAATACTGCAACTTTTTTAGGCATACTATCCTCCTTCATTGAGCGAATTCATTAATAGATTTGTAGAAATAGAAAGCATTCCTGCTACTTCTGCTTGAGTATAGCCCCGATCAAGTAGGACCTTAGCCTTATTAAGTTTAGCGGTGGATAATGTTTTTCTTGAGCGTGGTGCCGCATATTCCTTTACTACTTTCAAATCAGCATTATTTAATACTTTGGTAAGAAGATTATTACTTATGGCGCCGGCTTGAATAGCCTCCCATTCTTTTGGACTAATTGGAATTAATTGTTTTTTAGCACCAGTTCGGTGACGAGCTTCGGCTAATGCCTGACCACGGACTTTTTTTAAATCCTGGGGGGTTAAATTCGGATTAGCTTGCTTTTTTGCAGATACAACTTTATTTGCTAATAGCAAAGCTTGGCGCTCATATGGTTTATTACTAATTACTATTGATAAATTAGAAAGTAATGACTCAACTTCTTTGATATAGGTCTTTTTGGCAGAAGGTGAATATTTTAGAGAGGGGGTATTAGCAGAGACTTTTCGAGCTCTATCACCAAGTGCCTTTAATGCATTAGCATGATCAGCATAAATGGATTCCATTCGTGTTCCAGAACTTAATTTATATGCATCATCTATCTCATACATCTTTGTAGATACTGTTTTCTTATCAATAACCTTACCTTTGCTATTAACATAGCTTTCGGGATCTGAAATAAATATTTTTTTGCCCGTCTTTGGGTCTACTTTATAAACATCTTTTCTTCTATCAACTCTAATTTCAGATTTTGCTTTAGAAATAAGAGTTGATGCGCCTTTAGTTGAACCGCCTTGATAAATTTCTTTTAAAGCCGCAATTCCATTATCTTTGAATGATTGTTTATAGTTTAAATTATGCTTTTCTGCATCAATAACAACCATCGAATGCTTAACAGCTCTTGCAATTTCATCATGACTAGCTCCCTTAATTGTCATATCTGTAATAAGATTCGAAATTTTACCCATTTCAGTTTGTTTATTTCTTGCAGACATGGGTTTCATTCCAGCATATCCAGGATATGCCAATCTTGGATCAAAATCCGAAAGCGATTTTAACGATGGTGAAGTTTTAATTTGCCCACTTTTATTTGGAATAACAAGAACTGTGTCTCCATCGAAATCTGCTCCAGAAAGCTTTTTTGCAACTGATGGGTGAATAACAATTGCATCTTGGGCATTTCCAAATAAAGACTTTGTGGCCGGATCATGATTATTAACTTTTACTTGTGGAATTTCAAAAATACCACCATGCGGATGCCGAATTAATACAACCGATTCCCCATCTTTATAATTTGGAGCATAGATTTCTGTTGGTTTTAACTTTGTTGACGGCAAAATAACATAATTTGCTTGGCGAGGCATTGCTGCTGCTTTTAAATGGACTGCATCCGAATCGCATTCATCGGCAAAAGATGATAACAACATCTTTTTAACAGCGGGATTAGTCAATGAGTTATATTCATCGAATTCTTCTTGCTTTATTTTTAATGCAAGATTAAGTTGTTGCTTTGCTAAAGCTGGAGATTGCTTTGATAACATTTGAGACGATAAAGTACGAGACCATGTATCCCAATCTCCCTCTTCATTGACAATATTTATTGCCGATAATTTTTTTGTCCCATCTTTGTCAATATAATATTTTTGACGAACGGTTGAACCAAATGGATTATCTGGATCATCTTTCATACTTTTTAGAGCCTTATTAAATCCAACATCTTTACTTTTACTTGTATGAAACATTATATCTACGCCGGGAGGTAAATTATCAGAATATATTGCCATCCCTTTTAGATATTTATCTCCATCAACACCAATACGAACTTGCGCGTATCTAGATTCGCCAAGTGAAATATCCTTTACTCCTCGACGAAGTTCGATCACACCATCCATATCGGCTCCGCCATCTTCTTTATATTTAATTCCAATACGTTTACTAGAAACAGAAGTAATTGGTTCTAATCCCAGATATGATCTTCCACCATCTTCACTCCAATCAGTTACCATTTTAATTTTATCTTTATTATTAACCAATGTTTTATAATCAACATCATCTTTTGTTAAAACCTTAATTGTTGTCTTTTTACCTGTACCTAATTGGTCTGTTTGAATATTGTAATTTATATCCTTGTTTTTGTAAAACAGCAATAGCTGTATTAACCTGAGTGCGTGAAACACCGATTTGATTTTCT